TCAATGCCACAATTTCTTGGAACTACAACTCCAGAATTTAATAAGTTGGTTAAACAAGGTGACAAATTTCTTGATTCTTTATAAATGAAAAATACACATCTTGAACATTTAGAAGACAACATCTTGAATGGTGGATCTGAAGGCGGTAAAGAAGCTGTTGCTTTTCTTCGTTCTCTTGGAAAGATGTTAGATCAAGGTGGTGCAGATACTCGTGTTACTGTGAAGTGGGATGGAGCTCCTGCTGTAATTTGTGGCATAAATCCAGATAACGGAAGATTTTTTGTCGGTACGAAGTCTGTATTTAATAAGGTAGATCCGAAGATTATATACTCAGAGGAAGATGTAGATCGTATGTATTCGCCTGGACAACTTGCAGAAAAACTTAAAGCATCTTACAAATATCTCTCCACACTTTCTATACCAAATGTAGTGCAAGGAGATCTTTTATTTACTGATGATAAGTATGAAGCCTTAATAGGTGGTGACACTTGTATTGCATTTCAACCAAACACAATCGTATATGCAGTTCCAAAAGATAGTGATATTGGAGAAAAGATACAAGAAGCAAAACTTGGAATTGTATTTCATACCTCTTACAGTGGTAGAAGTTTAGATACAATGACTGCCAGTTTTGGTAACATTGGTGTTCAAGGAAATACAGATGTTTTTGTGACATCATCTGATTTTAAAAATGCATCAGGTGAAGCAAACATGACATCTGCCGAGAAAACAACTTATGCAAATCTTGTCAACAAAACGGAAGGATCTTTAAAACAAGCATCTCGTTTTCTTGACATGATGAAAACAAATAATATGAATAAGTTTACTTTGAATATTATGTTTAAAACTTTCTTTAACAGATATGTTCGTGAAGGAAGAAGTTTAATTGGTGCTCGTAATACTGCAAGAGACTTTGCACAGTATTTTTCAAATGCTTTAGATAAAGAGATTGCAACTAAAAAGATGAAGTCAACAAAAGATAAATACTTAGAACTTAAGAATAAAGGTCTTAAATTTATCTCTGATAATCAACAGGCAATATACATGACTGTTGCATCTTATATGAATTTACAGACTGCGAAAAATTTTATGATTCGTAAGTTGCAAAAGGTAAACACATTTGGCACATTTCTTAGAACACCAGATGGTTATCGTGTAACTGCGCCTGAAGGATTCGTTGCAATCCGATCAGGTCAAGCTCTTAAACTTGTAGATCGTTTAGAGTTTAGTCGTGCAAACTTTACAGCAGATAAAAATTGGGATAAAGGTAGTCCCATGCCCGTACCGAAAATATGAAAAGTTTTACATCATTCATAACTGAAGCAATATCTTCTCAAACAGTTGCGAAGCCAAATCCGAATGACGATGAGGCGGATATGACGGTGGCGTTTGGTCGTTTTAATCCACCTACGACTGGACATGAAAAACTTTTGAACAAAGTAAAACAGGTTGCTGGTAAAGGTAACTATGAAATTTATCCATCAAGGTCAAATGACCCTGCAAAGAATCCTTTAGACCCAGAAACAAAGATTGGTTATATGCAACAAATGTTTCCAGCTCATGCGAAACATATTATGAATAATGAAAAGACAAGAACAATCTTTGATGCATTGAAAGGTGCGAATGAGAGAGGTGCAAAGTCTGTGAATATTGTGGTTGGACAAGATCGTAAGTCTGAATTTGAAAATTTAGCAAACAAATATAATAATAAACTCTACAAGTTTGATCGTATCAATGTGGTGTCTGCTGGAGATCGTGACCCAGATGGTGAAGGTGTCAGTGCGATGTCAGCATCTAAGTTAAGAAAGGCTGCTGCGGATGATGATTACGATACATTTAGAACTGGAATACCAAAAGGTTTTAAGGATGAGAATGCAAGAAAATTATATGATTCAATTAGAAAAGGAATGAATATTAAGAAACAACAAAATGAAATGTGGAGAATTGCTCCTAAGTTTGATTGGAGAAATCTTCGTGAAAATTATATGAATGGTAACATATTCCGTGTTGGTGATACTGTAGAAAATGATAATACTGGTTTGATTGGTAAGATTATTCGTACAGGTGCGAATCATATCATTGCAGTGACTGAAGATAACATGATGTTCAAATCATGGATTAAGGATATCACTGAGAAGTTTACTGAAATCTCTGGTGTGCCAGCAGATCAAAGATTAGTAGGAACTGATTCTCATCGTGAATACGTTCAAAGACTTACTCATAATCCTATCATCCTTAATTTTATAAATAAATCTAGAAAGAAACGTGCGAAAGGGTAATGCTTAGTACAAAATTGCAAAAAGACTTGATGAATGCGTATGCAGCAGTTCATGAAGAAAAGAGAGGACATGCAGCTGGTTCTTCAGACACAGAGAAACAAGCGTCTCAATTAGCTTCTGATGTCAGATATAAAGCGAAGGGTAAAGTTCCCGAAGGCGCAACAGAGGAAGAGAAGAGAAAAATATTTTTACAGATACTTAATGCATCACCAGCGCCTAACGTAGTAAAGGCCATGGCAAAAGATAAACTTTTAGGTGAAGAAGTGGTTAATGAAATGAGATTTGATGATGGTAAAGAGGGAACAGAAAAAAGAAAAGAAGCTCTTAGAAAGAAAAGAGGAATGACAAAAAAAGAAATGGATAAACATCCACAGTTTAAAACAGAAGAATTTGCAAAGAGTGGTATGGCAAAGGGCTCAGGTAAGGCTGGTGGAGCAATGAAGAAATACTTAGAGAATGTAAAGAAAAAGAAAGAAAAAGTGAAGATGGAAGGATACATGTCAAAGGATAAGTACACTCATGACACAGGTGGTTTCCGTATCTCTCAAAAAGATGCAGACGAAGCAAAGGAAAGAATAAAGAAAAAAACTGCTGCTAAGATGAAGAAAGAGGAGTTTGTAGATGAGAAAAAATTAGTTCATGGTAACTATGGCAATTTTGTTAGTGGACAAAAGACTTCAAAGAAAACTGAAAAACCAATGACACCTGATCAAAGATACAAGATTCCAGAGGGAATGGATGCTGTCGGTAAGGAAGATAAGGACATCGACAATGATGGTGATCATGATTCAACAGATAAGTATTTACTTAAGAGACGTAAAGCAATCGGTAAAGCAATTGCGAAGAAACGTGGTAAGGTAAAGGAAGGTTTCTCTGCATGGAGAATCGATCTAGATTTTAACGAACAAGTAAAAAAGTAAAAGGGGGACTGGTTTCTCCCAAGTCCCCAAACTGCATAGTCATGCCTGATAAAGAGGGGTCTGATGACGAGAAGAAGAGTACAAAGTCTGTTGTCAATAAGAAACAGAAACTGGGCGAAGAGGGATATGATATTGCCAGAGATATGGGAAAAGTATCACCATCTAAGGATAAGAAAGATGCGACTACTATGCCAGTGAGTGATGAAGTCAAAAAGACACAGAAGAAATCAAAGGGTAAGTCCGCAGTTGAACTTGTGAAAGCCAAGTATGGCAAATCTGTCATGAACGTAGGTAAAAAAAAAGCTAACGAAGAATTAGATCTATCAAAGGTTGCAGAGGCTTTTGGTGGTTATATTGTTGAAGCACCTGTTGATAACACAAAAGATGAACGTGTGAGAGCTAATCAAAAAGATATTGATAAACAGAGAGAAAGGGTTGATGATTTAGAAGCGAAAAAAAAGAAAGCAGATAGATCAAGGGAGGCAAAACTAGCTAATACCACAACTAAAGAATTAGATAAAAGATTTAAGGGTGCTAAATTTGATACCGCACCTTTTGCTAGAAGGGAGCGTCAATATGATACAACACAAAAAGATGCAAGTGGTAAACCTGTGATCAGTAAAAAAACTGGTAAACCTAAGAGAGAACCAAAATTCTTAGATCAAAGATCAAAATATAATGTAGATCCCAAGACAGGTGTGGTTCCAAAAAGTTCTGTATTAGATCGTTTAAGAAATAGATTACAAAGTAAAGTACAAGCAGACCTTCAAGGAACTGATCCATCAAAAGCTTTGACGGCAAAACCATATAAACTTAGTTCGGATGCAACTCAAGATAAAAATAAAGAGATACAACAACAGACAAAGAAAAGAGTTGATTCTTTAATGAAAGATATTGAAAAACAACCACTTGATACGTCAACAGGTAAAGGTGGAGCTCTTGATAAAAGGTTGACTGCATATCAAAAGGCAACAAACCCAACCATTCCAAGTGCAACAGGAAAAGGTAACATACCAATGCCTGGCGGATTTGATGCTGATGGTGGAAGAAGTGGAACTAAGAAACAACAAAAAGCATATGATGCTGCGGTTGAAGCAGGGAAGAGTGCGTTCTATAAGGATGTTGCAAAAGGTGGTGTTAAAGGCACTCCATTAGATCCAACAGAAACTAATTTACAATTTAAGTATGACAAGGCTCAATCAGACTTTGGTGGAAGAATAGCACGAAAGGCATCAGCAAAAGAAATGGGACAAACTAAGGCATATCTTAGAAAAAAAGGATTTAAGGTGCCTGGAGAGATTAAACCAAAAAAGGATAATGTAACTGTAAACATGACTGATACTGATAAAGTTGCAACACCAAAACCAAAACCAAGTAAACTCTCAATGGTTGGAGCAGCTCTTAAGAAAAGTCCTGTCACTCCACTGATAGCTTATGATATCGGAAAAGGAATACTTGGAAAAATAATGAAGGCAAGAATGCCAGCAGTTCAAGGTGGTAGAGCAGGGTTCAGATCAGCAGGCGGATAAATCGTATATATAGTAAGAGTGTATTTTACAGAAAAATGTTGTCATTTCTATTACCTTTCGCATCGAAGATCGTTTCCGATGCAGTGAGCAAAATCCCAGACGATGCAGAGTTGGGAGAAAAACTTGTTGAAATTTGTATTGTAGTCTTAGAGAAGGCGGTTAAGT